CCTAATCTTTCTTCATTGAATGGAGGAGGAAAGACCACGCTAGACGCTTGATCATCTGTATTTTTAGGTATCCAAGGGTAAAGCTCTTGTATGTTCTCGTTCGCTACGGCATCATCACCGCCACCACTACGAACCCACATATCATGTAAGAATCTCTCTAAATCCTCAAAGTAAAGCCTGACATCTTTATTTTCTAAAAGCTCTTTAGGTATTAGCGCTAGTCTAGGATCTACTTCAGCCATTAGAATCCACTCTGTTTAAGGCCAATAGCAGCACCAAAGATTGATATAAATACAGGGTCGCTCATTCTTACTTTTATAAAGCAATCGTAGAATGATTCTGTGTGATCGAATCGAGCTTTAATTCTACCTTCACCCTGTCGGCCTAATAATACATCCTGCTCTTGTGAGAATGTTTTACCGCCATCAAATGAAGCGCTTACCATTAATTGTGGGTTCTCACCTTGACCTGTGATAAGCCCGACACCCATTTGCATGATAATATCAACCCATGACATTAAAAGCCGCTCACCGTCTAACCCTATAGCTGTACCGTTAACAGGCCCAAAGATTCTTTCCTGTATCTTCACTTGTCCGTTGTCAGTGTAAGCATTTAAGTCTAATTCAAACACTCCACCGCTTGCCTTATCAGCTATCAATCGTTTACCGTACACTTCCGCGTAACTGTCACCAATATACCGCTTCTCGTCTGCATCTGTTGAAAGGTTAAACCATGCGCCTGATTGCTCATTAAATACCAGAGTCATGTTTCCTGATGGAAAGGTAAGCACATAAAAGCTTTGGCCTTCAATCCTAACTATTCCACCTAAAGCATCACTAACATCACCCATCAAATCTATCTGGTGACTGATAGCGATAGTGGTTATGTTTTGAGGCTGGTGCGATGAGAATCTATAAACTCTTCGATCATCACCAAGGAAATAACAAAAGTCATCAGTAGCATCAACAGAATAAACAGCTGCTAAGCCTATATTCATAGTCCCGCCGTTCACTCTTGCAAATGGTGGATTGCCTGTTCCTGAGTTGTACCAAGTTTCTACAGAAGTATTACCGAAGATATAAACGCGCTCTCTAAATGCAAATACTCTTATAGTGTCATCTGGTGAGCTTTCAGCCGTTGCGAAGTTGTTAGGCTGTAATGAGTCTGGGTCGCCTACATCTGACACCTGAAACTTGCCGCCATTGCCATCGTAAATCATTTGTTGATTAAGATAGGTTACACTGTTGGCGTTTTGAAAGTCTGAATCTGTAATAGCTGTTAGAGTGGTGTCTATTAATTGATAGCCAGTTGCGCCCGTTGTGATAATTAGGTTCGTACCATCGTTTGCAAATATACAACGGTTAGAACCTGCAATCGTACCCAAGTCAGTTGCTACACCTGAAGCATCTATTTTAAATAGTGTCTGATCCGTTACCTTATACAGTTCATTTCTAAATACTGTCATCCCACGATTCACGCCATTAGCTGCAAAGAATGGCACGCAACCAGGCCAACTAACTAACGAAGCTTGAGCCGCGCCCGTTGCTTCAGCTTGAGGTATAAGGTTCATTGTCTTTTGAATAGATAAAGCTTCACTTCTATGCTCGTATGATTGACCGACAATCTTTAACGGTACAGTTTTAAAGCTGGTCGTCTTCATGGTGTGCAACCTTCGATTCTCATCTTAGGTGCTGGGCCATATCGACCCTGTTTATCTTGACGATTAGCGCCTTTAATCGAGTTAACGAATTTACCATACCAATACTCAGCCAAATCAGTTTCCATAGCGTTCTGAAACAACGCCCACAAAGCCCCGTACAAGTAAATAGTTGGCGCGTTGGTCAATATATCATTCGTTGCGTTTGTGTCGCTGAGTGGCGTTAGCTTGCGCAGATACTGCATTTCTATTGTGTAGGTAGAGTCCGGTATAACATCAAATTCTAATTGTGTTGTTACTGTGAAGAATCTAGGCTGCCCGCCTGCACCTCTAACAGCTAATTGTTCTGGTGCCATGTATGTGACATCAGTATTGCCGGATGAATCAGTAATGTTTAATCGGCGCATCTCTAGAAAGAAATCGGGTAGAGCTAAAAATCTGGATGCTGTGTCTGCTGCTGCTGTCGCTCTTGCTTCCATTGCTCGAATACGTAAAGGTTCAAATTCATTAGCATACATTTCACTTTCAGCTATTAGAATATAGTCCTCAATCATGTTCGCTTGGTCATTACGTTTTGACCATTGAATGATAGAAGCCTTTAAATTATCAAAGTTGTCTAAAGCCATTATAATCGACCTTCTTTAGTTCTTAATTTTGAATAATCACGGTTGTTCAATTTTAGCATAAGTAGGTGTCGATTTTTCTTATCTAAGATGTTGCATTTTGCTTCCTTGCTCCACTGCTCAACTAGAACCAAGGGAACAGTTGCCACATGATGCAAATCACCTTTCCACCCTTCAACTTGATGCTGTCTATCTGCTGCTATTTTCTTTAGGTAAGGATCTACATCCTGAGTAGTTTGTACAATAGACTTACCTGTAAGCTCATCAAAGTGAAGTGTTTCTATCATGTCACCTTTAACGTCTAATATACGACTCATTTTAAAACCTTATCTGAAGTAAAAAGAAAGGGGCCGTTAAGCCCCTGCACTACTAAGTTAAATCACGGATTGATCCGCTTGCTGCCTCATTACGACTTTCAAGCGTGTACTCAACCAATAATTGCTTACGGTCTGTGTCGCCAGTTTTAGCCAAGTCATCTTCTTGGAAATCTCGCAATACACCCATTGCCCACATATCCATCTCAAGAACTAATGCTTCTTCTTGATTCTGAAAGCGGTTAGGAATAACAACCAAATCACCGAAGTCACCGACATAAACGTTGATTGCGTTTACAAGCTTCTTCTCACCTGAGTTGATGTTACGTGTTGCGTTACCAGTAAAGCCGGATAAAGCGCCCTTCTGTGCTGCACCAACCATGATGGTATCAGGATTGCCGCCCTGGTTATAACAAGCTTCTAAAACTAGCGTTAGCTGAGCTTCTGTGAATGCTCGGTTAGTACCAGTTGTACCCAAATCAGTACCGTCACCAGTTGGAGCTGAACCACCTGCACCGACATCTACGTTGGTTGCAATCCATGAACCAATGCCTGCACACTGTCTAGCTGTTGAATCATCGCCGGTAACTTTGATTTTGTCTGCAAGTAAAGAGCTTTCAACGTCACGCTTTAGCTCTTTGGATGCTTTCATAATCTGATATGCGAATTCATCCGCTCTACCTGCTGAGTCTACAGCACGTTGTGTGCCCGTAACGCGTGGCACTTTATCAGAGATTTGTGATTGATTGTTTAGACGAACTGAAGGCGTGCCCGCGTTAGTCGTTGCATCGTCACCTTCAATCACGGCGTTTGTTGCGCTTGCTGCTGCTAGTGAGTCAGTCTGCCATTCGTGCAATGTTGCAGAGGTTGGGACCTTTGCAATACCTGACATGAAAGGAGTTTCTGTTGGTGAAATATCATAAATGATGTTTGATAAATCTTCACGATTACCAATGGCATCGTATGAACTAAAGGTATCTGCTGGTTGTGTCATTGTAACTTCCTCTTAACGACTTCTGCCGTTTAAATAATTTAAAATAGCTGACTTAGCATCGCCATCCTTACCAGTCTTTCTTAGTCTATTTCTAGACTCTTCTGATGTAGATACTTTCCGCTTTGCCGCTCTAGTTGTCGGGGTAACTCTGGGCGCTTTAGCAACTTTCTTCTTGATCGCTGGAGCCTTACTCTGCAATGCTTGATATTTTGCAGCGTCGATCATCAGCATATAAATTCGATGATCATCTATATTTGAAAACTCAACATCTGAGTAACCAATGCTAGCCGCGATATTTCGTGCTAAAGCAGTATCTTTTTTACAGATTGCCTCACCATCATCACCCGCCCATGCTGTCATTTTATTAGATAGAATATTAAACTCTTCCATCTTTTTACTCTGACGCAATCCTTCTTGCTGCTCTTTGGCTTTACCTAAAGCTTTAGACTTTTTCTCTAACGCTCGCTGCTTCTTCAAATATTCCGCTGGATCAATCTCTGCTAACTCATCCCAATCTACGTTTTCAACTTCAGTGTTTATGCTTTCATTTAACGCGCTAATCGTGTCGGATAACTCACCAGATAGCTTACTAAGCTCTGTTGTTTTACCCTCTAATACTTTGCGTTGATCGCTTAACTCTGTCGTTTTCTTCGTATAGTCTGACTGCCTAAGACTTCCACTCTTCAGCTCTTTAAGTTCGGATAGGGTTATCTCTTCATCTCCGATGAGATAAACAGAGCCTTCCTCTTCTTGGTTTGCTTCCGCGCTTTGTTCTTCGTGCTCGTCTTCCTCTTCATAGACAACTTCCTCTTGCGATTCTGATTCTATGGGCTCCTCGACATTATCTTGGAGGGTTACAGCTTCCTCTTGTTCGGTTGGCTCCTTAACGGGCTCCTCGCTAGATCGTGCTGCCTTAATCCTTGCTAAAATATCTTGCTGGCTGTTAAGTCCATCTGACTGGGTATTCAACATTTTATTACCTTTTGTGCGTTTATGGGTTAATTATATCACAACTTACTGTTCATTTTACCAGTGGTCACTATGCGCTCTAAATAAGCTTCAATGTTGTTCAGGTTTTTAAGTGTGCGCTTAATCTCAAGCATCGCCTTAACTTCATTCCATTTAACCTTTTCAAACTTCTGAAACAAATCAGCACGTAAAGCAGTAAACACCTCTTTAAACATTTTATTGTCTAATAACTGTAATGCTTCTGCTGCTCTGATTTGCTCTTGATTAGCCTTTTTATCCATTTTCCATCCCCTTACCTGGTATATCGGTTTGATTTTCTACTTCTAACTTCACATAACCTTGTTCAAGCTTAGCTATTAATTCTCTTTGTTGTTGTATTAAGTTAGCGTCAAATTGTCTTTGATCTTCAGCAAGTTTAGCAACATCTAGCGCTTGTCTTCCTTGAGCTATTGCTACGTCACCCTCACGTTTAACTACTTCAGCTTCTGCTAGCGGGTTGTTTTGTAGCTGTTCAAGCGCTTGCTTCTGCTGTTCTGCTAACGTCAATAGCTGTTCATTCTGAGCTTGTAATAATTCATCAGGCTGCGTTGGGTCGTTGAAATAATCAGAGGTTCTAGGCAATCCCATTGATTCAGTTATCTTAGCCAGCTTGTTATAAGTCTTCGCTTCGTCAGTAATTAATGATCCGCTTGCTTTTAATTGCTGGTCAATGGTTAACAATGAAGCCATGTTATTAATCAACTGCTCATCATCACCAGCCGCCAAGCCTACTTTAGAGACTAAGTGATGGTTCATCTTCCATTTGCGAGGATCTACAGTAAGAGGTTTACCTAATACGCTGATCTCTGTTACATCATTCTGATAGTGGCTAACTAACCATGCTAAGCCTTCGTATAAATCTCTGTAGCCTGTTTCAGCTAAGTTACGTGCAACCAGTTCAATCTTAGCATCGCCTTGCGCCTGCATACCCTGAAAGCGTGTAGCTGTTTCGTTATAAAGGCTATCTGAATCTAAACCTTGATTAGCTAAGTATGTGCCGGTTGACTGTGCTCGCTTGCTGTCCATATATTGAACAACCTGTAAAGCTCTATCACCAATGTATGGAGTCTCAAGCTGAGCAACTGCCATTCGTGGATCGCCTGATGTTCTTACAATTCCATTAGGTCTAACTGTCAATAAGTCGTCTATGTTCGTTTCATCATCGTTAACAACAACACGACCGTTATTCACGCGATAGATATTATCTAGTATCTGTCTAGTTAATACTGAGTTTACGCGCTGAGCTTGCACCGTTATTTCTGCGCGACTTCGACCGATAGCCTTATGAGGCATTCCGATTGAAGAAAACATAGCGTAAGGCGCAATCTTGAAAGGCTCGTTTTCTAACAGAACATTGCCAGCTTTAAGAATGTGTCTGCGTTCTGCTATTCCATCACCATCAAAGTCTATTTTCACATACAGGTTTGATAGCTCGACTTCTTGACTAGCCCAATGATTAAGGTCTGTATCTTCATCGTCACCACCTTGATCTTGAAAACGAATCTGATTTAATGTGCTGCGCTCTCGTTCAGTATTGCCTTGAGTGGGAATGTTTCTTACTACCTGCTCATCGTAACCCATTTGTATTAGAGTTGATCGAGTAACCAGACATCTATCGCCAACCATTTCCGCATCTTCTTTACTCTTAGCACCACGGCTAATAAGAAAGTTTTCAGTTGGAACGTTCTTGATAGTGAACTGCTTTTTAATAGTCGTCACTCTAAACTTAATCGAGTGTTCGCCGTCTTCTTCATCCTGTTCAATGATTGTTATATCTGTGTCTTTCTTCTGGTCTTCTTGCGTTAAGTCGCTAACCAGCATGACCATCTCTTCAGGTGATAAGCCTTCGTATTCTTGCTCATCAACTTCTTCTAACTCCTCGTAGTCATAACGCACCACGCCAAGTTTTTGAATCTCTGCGTCTTTAATCCAATCAAATTGTATTTTATACGAGTCTTTCTGATGTCTGATTATCCAATTGATATAAGCTGTCTTTTCTTCAGCCTCTTTAATATCAATGTCTCTATTCGTTGTGGCCTCAAAATGCATTACATCCTTTGGCCCCAAGAAAGTACGAACCAAGCTAGGCATGTCCGAATCTACTACATCAGCAACATCTGTTGATATAACGCTTGATTGATCAGAGCGCTCATCACCAAACGGATTAGCTAAATAGTAATCGAGATACTTCTCATTCTCCCGCATGAACTCACCGTTATAGATTACAGCTTCTCTTTCTGCTGCTCCGATTAACGCTATTAGTTCATTATCAGACATCTTAGCCATTACTTAACTCCGTTTCTTTTTGCTAAGCTTCGGCTGTTCCAATTCAGGTTCAGGCTTACCTGCAATAATTCGCTTATCCGGTGAAAGAATATTCATACTTCTTTCTAGTTTTTCTATTCTACCACGTAACTCTTTAATTTCATTACCCTGTTGAATGCTCATGCTACTGTTACCTTCTGATAGTTAAGTTTGCCCCATTTATTCTCAGTGTAACCTTGTGCAAACTGCCTAAAGGCGTCTGCTGGGTTTGAACACCAATCATGCATAGGACTGTTTCGAAATACTTGATTCTTTTCATCGTACGATTTTCTATAACCTTCAAGGGCTTTTAACCCATCCTTGCACCTTTCCTCATCAAACCAGCATGTGGGAAAGCTTTGTCTGGTTTGCTCTATTCCTTTGTTAATATCGCTAACTCTTGGAACTACACTAATAGGCTTTACACCTAAACTTTCTAGTATCTGCTTTCTTGATTTGTTATCACCTCTCGATAAGTCAGTTACATTTACATCATGAGGAAGATAGTGCTTACCATATAGATAGCCTTTCTCTTTTAATATCCTAGCGTAGAACTCTAAACCTTCTCCGTTAGCTTCATAGAAATCTATAAACCTATTCTCTTTACCAACCTTTTGATGAAACCAAATAGCAGTTGTATCGTTTCGGCCTAGATCCCAAAAGGTGTTAACCTCTAAATTCTCAATTGGTATATTAAGAATCTGCCCTCTTTCTCTAATTCTGTTTATTTCTTTAGCAAAGTAAGAGCCTTGGATAGCTGCTGTGAATGAACACTCATACTCTTGGTTATATTCATCCTCTGTCATAATCTCTCTCGCTGATTCTAATTCTTCTTTATCAACTAACTTTGTTTCACTGGCTTTAAAGATTGTTACATCCCAATGATGATTATGTTTAATTCTCTCGTATAGATCATAGAAATGGTTGCGCCCTTTAGGCGTACCCATAAACTCTGCCCACCCTTTACGATCTGATAAGGCTGGTCTTATTACTTCACTGAATAGCTTTGGTTGTATTTGTGCGTACTCGTCAAACTCTACGCCATCTAAATATATACCACGTAATGAATCAGGGTTATCAGCTCCGTATAATCTAATGCGCCCGCCATTAGGGTAATCAATCCTTAATTCTGCCTCATTTATTTGAATGCCTGGTATTGGTCGAGAGTAAAACTTTAGATAATCCCATGCTATCTGTTTAGCTTGCTTTAGGAATGGCGCTATATAAGCGTGACGAGGGTTTATTAATGGGCATGTAAAGTTAGCTTTGATTAACCGATTAACTGCATACACTGTTTTGCCAAATCGCCTATGGCATATAGTAAGCATCCATCGCTTTGATGAATTATGCAGTTCTAATTGCTGTTCTCTTGGATCATACGGAATAATTATATTATCCATTAACCCACTTAATCGCTATTGGCTTATCAACATCTCCTGTCACTTCAACCTGCTTTAAGTCGGGGAGAGTTTTCTTTAAAAGTATTTCGATTGCCTTGATTTGAGTAGCGCTTAACTCTAAATCATTAAGTATATGATCCTCAAGCCGATTTACTAGCATACTAGTTTGTATTCTTTCGCGCGTCTTTGCTGCGAGCTGTGGGGTTTTTCTTGCCGCCATGATAGTAATTCCTCCTTAAAGGTTGTTCACTATTTGATCTATTTATTGAACTGTCCATGTAGTTGTTGTGTCTGTCTGCTCAGTCCATGCCGTTACTGCATCTTCTTCTACTGTCCACATTAGCCGCTTATCCTATATGTGATAGTTCCTGAAGTGTATGAGGTTGTATTTAATTGATACTCTGCTCGCTCAAATCCATCACCCTCTTTTTCTGCGTTTGCTGTAAATGTCTCTACAACTCCCCAGATAACCCCATCAAATGATCTTTCTAGATTTATTGATGCCGCACCAAAAGAACCCAACGATAGATTAAACTCTCTACCTATGGTTCCAAGGGCTGTAATCCCTGTTGCTGTAATTGTGCCTGATTGTGTAGCCATAATCTTTCCTCTATTTCAATACGTTTCGTAATACGTTGCTAAGTGGTGATCTTAATACATCTCTAAGTATACCACCCCCACCTACTATGGAAGTATCTTTAATTGTTAACGCTAGACACGACCATTGGCCGGTTGCTGCTGAAAAGTATACTACATTAATAGTTTCTGTTTGATCTGCATCAGTTGTAAACGTTCCATCATCAGCCCAAGTTATATTCATTCCGTTAGCTGCTTTAACTACATACGCCTGCATGTCATCTTCAACAACTATTAAATCCGTTCCAAATATTGACTCACCTGGCGTTGTATTAGCCACCGCTATCATGGTTTGTATTACTTCATGCGTAGCTTCACCGTTCAGCGTGATGTTAAACGTTGCTACCGGATTTACACCATCGTCTGCTTCTTGCTGTATCTGGTAAGGAGTTACACCGGCTGCTGATATTGTAGCGGCCATTGGTACGCCTGATACTGGTGTAGCTGGCACACAATCATTAGCGCCTGACTCTGCAACATAGTTTAGCGTTGTAGCTGTTGCGCTATCAATAGTCTGTGCAATTCTGAATGTGCCAGATATTAAGCTTTGAACTGTTATTGTGTTTTGTAGCGTTCCGGCTTGTACTGTTGCCGCTTGTTCTGTTGTAGATGCTGGGCCTGTTATTGTTGGGCCTGCTGCTGCTGGAGTAATTATTATCTTGTAACCATTTACATAACCAAACGTATTAACTCTAGCTAAATCAATATCGAGTGTTGTTCCTGAGACTGTCCCGCTAAAACTTATAGGTGCGGCTGGTATTCCCGTTCCTGCGTTATCGTAAAGCGTTGTTGAACCTATCGTAAAATTTGTATCTCTTGCTGCATTAGAGGCGTGACCTGCTGCTTCAATAGTGTAAGAGTCACCGTTTGTTAAACCTCCTAATTGATGAGTCTCCCCGCTAGCGCCAAAGTACCACGCCCCCTCAAACACTTCCTCCGGCCAACCACCTGCACCGGATGTAGCAACAGTAGTTGAAGATATAGCACCCGTCACACCGTTAACAGCGGTTAAGCTGATACCAGTCGTAGTGCCTGTGTCGTCTAGAAGGTCAGGCACTATAGAGCCTGCAACTGTGACTGCGGGGTAAACGTCATTGTACGCCCACGGGTTAGAAGGGTGAGAGCTTCCTGCATTGTTGTTAAGATTTACATAAATAACTGTCATGGAGCACTCCCTATTGATAAACCTGCTGTTGGATTCACCACCTCACCATTACCATCAAGAATATAAACGAATGTTTCCCCTGTAATCTCTCCGTAGTGTAGCATTATCTCTGCGCTTGTATCTGACCATGCAATATTTCTACATAATGATATTTTAGTACTCGCTGAAAAAGTTGCCGCATTACCTAGCAATACAGAATTATATTCATAATCTAATACTACTGTATTAGTTCTCGACCTTAAATGACCGGATGGATTATTGGATCCAGGCCACTCCACACATATATCAATTATAGCCAACTGCTTTGTTATATCATTAAAATCATAACTAGCTGAGTTCGTAAAATCATAATCTGTTCTTGAGCCTTCTAAGAATGAAGAAAAGCTATAAATTGGAGTTGACGCATCTACAAACCATAATCTAGATTGATATTCTGTTGAAACTTGAGCGTTAGCGTTAGGTCTTTCGTCATCTCTGCCGCCTGCTTGTGTTTTTACATCTAGAGCGTGTTGTCCAGCTGCTGTTACTATTAGCGCGTACTCTAAATCTGCTGGATCTGTAGGTATTACACCATTACTTGAACCAGTTCTTAACAGCTTAGTTCCATCTGGCCTAATATATGTAACTCCATCAAAATCTACCGTCGCGCCACTGACATCACCGTCAATAGTCGCCCCGTTATTATCGCCAGAATTATAAGTTTCTCCAAAATCAAGCTCAAATGTAACACGTTTTAATGTAGTATCAACTGCGATGCAATTGCCAAAAATACTTCCACCGCCTGATTTAGTAATAGTAACTCTCTCACCTTTTGTGAATAAGTCTAAATCACCCTCAGTAAATGTGCCTGTAATTAGTCCAGTATATGATGATGTAACCGTATAAGTTAAATCAGTGTTAAATCTTGTTGACTGATAAAATAAATTTTTCTTTGTTGTAGCTGCATCTGGTGATGTTTTTGTACCTGCTGTCGAAGGTTCCCCAAACTCTCTACCATCTAAATAAGAACCGTAGGCAAAATTAGTATTTTTACCTGCCTCACTACCAACCACCGCTTGCATGTTCATTTGGTGATAACCTGCACTTGTAGTCAGTAGTTCATCATTTACGGCTGCAACCTCATTTGTTAGCGTAATTTCACCAGATACCCCCCAAGCTTTATCCCCAGCTTGATAATACTTCATCTTCTCAACTGAGCGAGTACCAAAGCTATATGCACCATTTGTATTTATAGTGATAGCACCTAACTGGCTAGGTGTTCCGGTGTACTCTAAATCAGCACCCCCACCACCAGACACACTACCAAACACGCCACCACCCTGGTCTTTAAGCTGTATTGTTGCGCTTTGAACTAATGCGTTACCCATGAAACAAAACCTTTAATTTAAAATAAATGCTTGTTAGCTTTTTAACACACACTGTCAATATTCTGACAAACAGGTTATCTAGAAAATAATATAATCGTTCAATCATAGCATTTCTCCGCCATTATTTTATCATAATTGCTTAGTTCTGGTGGGTATTCTGAAAATAGTATTTTAGCTGCATATAATCCGCAATCGCTAATAACGTAGTCTTTTTCAACCACTTTCGTTTTCGTAGTTGTTGCGCATCCTGTCAGTATCAATATCATGCTGAGCTTTATTATATGCTTTAACATTTACGTTCCCGCTTTCCCATTCTAAATCATCTGTCTCAAAATCAGACCTTCTAGACGTTAGGCTTATTACATACATTATAATTGAGAATATAAAACCCCCAACCATACCGACACAAACCCACCCTACCGCGTTCATTTGTCATCAGCATTTTTGTTTTTGCCGAAGTTGATAGCTAGATAATTTAATATAGTGACGATAGCTTGAGCTAGCTGGCTGTTCTGTCTACTGCTTACATTAGCTGTAACGACGTTAGCACCAAAGCAAACACTGCCAATACCACCGATAATTTCAGGCAAATAACCCAGTAAAAATTCCATGTTGCATCCTCAAATTAGTTAGTAGCCGTAACGCTTCTCAACGTGCTTGGCTTGATAGTTTAGGCGTACTACCACCAGATTAATCACCCCCTTGGTTTAGAAAGCTTTCGTCTATCTGTCGGGTATTTGACCGACCTGGCCAAATTCTTTTAACGCTTTTTCTTTGGATCTCTTACTACTGTATCAATCCATTTATCTTCTTTTCTTCTTTGCGGCTTGTCACCTTTAAGAAGTTTATATAATCCAATTGTAGCGATTAAAAACGAAGATACTGTGGCTAGTATAATAGTTACATCATGGAACGTAAAAACATGATTATAAGCGCCTCCAGTTATGTCGTACATCAAAACGCTTGGCTTTGTGATACATGGTATTGCTATTTCTAGCTTTTCGGTTATTCCTTCCAACACCTCTGGCACAACTACATAACCTCCCGTTCCAACGCCAACCACCGCCATTACTCTATCCATTTCTATCGTTGCTCCGACGTTCTGTATTCATGCGTTTCTCTTTTCTTCCAAATAGATGAATGTATAGCTTTTTGGTTAGGCTTAAAGATAGATATAGAATCCACGATATAGAGGCCAAGCTTTGTATAAATAGGTTCACCCCGTCCTGTTCCATAAACTATCCTTATTAATATATAAATCTCTGCCGCGCTAATTAACGCCGTACATATAGCCGTAGTTGATTGTGCTGCAATATAAGTCGCGCCAGCATCAATAAAGCTAAAGAAAAATATTAACGATTGGTTAAGTATACTTAATAACATGACGGCACAAAAGCGCTTGATGTATTTACGTCTTTTTGAGGTGATAGCTATCTCTAATAGAGTTGCAGCTAGCGTTGAAGATAATACGAGCTGTGACATCAGCGATAACTGTTCTGATAGATGAATAAGATAAAAAAAAGCGGCATACATAGACACTAAAACAAAGGGGAATAAGTTTCGTCTATGAGCCGCTAAAATCACAAGCCCGCATATAGTCGACATGTGATAGGGGAAAGATATAATTTCCATTACTTTTTACGGGGCTTTTTAGTTTTGTTTGGAAGCTTAGTGCCACCAAGTTTATTTTTGGTAATCTTCTTTGTTGATTTAGCCATTGTTAAGCCTCTGTCTCAAATTTATACCATGCTCGAACGTCGAAACATGGACAAGATTTATTTACGCTTGGTAAGTCTCTATGTCCCAACACATCATCAATTGGGAATGTTATCTTAAGAAAGCTTATCAACTGAATAAGAGCATTATACTGCTTTAAATTATAATTATCATCTGCTTTGCTATCATCATCAATTCCACCAACTAAACAGATGCCGATTGAATTAAAATTATGACCTTTTGCATGGGCTCCGGCTATCGAAACATCACGCCCTTTCTCTACTACACCATTACGCCTGATTACATAATGATAACCAATATCATCCCAGCCTTTTCCTTTGTGCCAGCCTGTTATATCTTCAGCGCCTACATCCATTGATGGTTTTGTGGCTGAACAATGAATAATTAGCTTTTTTATTTCTCTCATTTCCTTACCTCTTAATTAAAACGATAAAACGACATTATTTCGTTTTAGCGACCCTCAATAGGGTTGTCACACATAGACTCGTACATCTCGTTTTCTGAAAAGAAAGGATAATACCCTGCATCCTTTGCTTTTTGATCTGCTTTAATTTCTGTATTTCTGCGATGCTCCGCTACTCTGCTCGGCTTCTTTCCGTACTTAACTGTTTCACTTTTTTTGACAGGCTTTCCATTAGGTCTACCATATTCACGCTTAATAGCTGCGCATCTTTTTGAGCAGGTTTTTCCCCAGCCTCTCCTTATGTCAGCTAGCCTTGCTTTGTAATGCGAACCACAAAAACATTCCATTTCCATAACTCTTTACTCCGACATTATTTCGTTTTAACAAAATAATCATCTGTTATTGATTTAACATTCTCTACTGGATTCACATCCCTCAATACAGCGTTCATAGCTAATATCACATTTTCATTCTTGCTTTTGCGCTTGTACTTCTTAGCCATGCGCCATAAGTGAAATCTAGGCTTGTATGACATTTCAAGGCATAGCGCCATGTGCAATGTTATACGCTCAAGCTCACCCATCGTTTTTAATCCGTAGAGCTGTTGTGCCTTTATTATCTTTCTTCATAACGCCAAA